ATGACAGCTATCAACCAACAAAACGACACGGTCAAGCGGATGGCTGAAGCATGGGCGGTGATTGATCCTCTTATGGGGGGCACTCAGGCTATGCGGAAAGCAGGCAAGAAGCTGCTGCCGCAGCAGCCCCGTGAAGATGACGAAGACTATGAGTACCGGCTGGGGACTGCGACGCTGTTTCCAGCGTATCAGCGTACCTGCACGGTGATGTCTGGAAAGCCGTTCTCCAAGCAGATGACCATTAATGAGGATGTTCCGCCCAAGGTAAAAGCCTTGCTGCCCGACATCGATGGGCAGGGCCGATCCATCCATGCGTTTGCCTCTCAGCTTTTCGCTGAAGCGCTCTCGCACGGGTTTGGTGGGGTGCTGGTGGACTTCCCTGCAGAGGGTGGTCAGCGGCCATACTGGACGCACTATGCGCATGACTCCATCCTGGGTTGGCGTCTAGATACTTCGGAAGGGGTGGCGCGACTGACCCAGCTCAGACTGCATGAAACGGCTGAGGTTGAGGATGGCGACTACGGGGTGAAGCTGGTGCAGCGCGTGCGGGTCTTAACGCCTGGCGGCTGGGCGCTGTATGAGCAAGGCACGGACTCATGGGCTTTGGTGGATGAGGGGGTGACCTCGCTCAGCTACATCCCGTTTGTTCCGTACTACGGCCGGCGCGTAGCTTTCATGGAAGGCGCGCCACCGCTGGTGGACCTCGCTCACCAGAACGTCAAGCACTGGCAGCAGCAGAGCGACCAAGACGACTCGGTGCGATTTGCTCGCAAGCGCCTGTTGGTGTTCACCGGGGTGAATGAGGGCGAGTTGGCCTCACCGTCTGCCGGCGCCGCATACGCGCTGCGCTTTGAGAACGCTGATGCAAAGGCAGAGGTTATCCAAGGCTCCGCTGAATCGGTGACCGTGGGCCGCTCCGAGTTGGAAGCGTTGGAAGACCAGATGATCCAAACGGGTGCCGAGTTGCTGGTGAAGCAGCCCGGCCAACGTACCGCGACCGAGGCATCCAATGATGCCGAGGCCAACAAGTCCACCCTGCAAAGCACGGTGGAAGACTTTGAAGACGCCATGGACCGGTGCCTGCAAATCACTGCGGACTGGCTCAAGGCTGGTGACGGAGGGACGGTGTCACTGTTCAAGGACTTCGGCGCAGCGACGCTCACCGATGCCTCGGCACAGCTGGTGCTGTCGCTGCAAGGCGCAGGAATGCTGACCAAGGAAACCACCATTGTGGAAATGCAGCGCCGAGGCGTTGTAGGCCCTGATGTGGACCCAGAGGTGGAGATCGAGAAGGTTCAAGCCGAAGGGCCGAGTCTGGGGAGCATGAATGGTGACGGTGAATGAACTCCTCGAAGATGAAGCCGTTCGGCATGCTGTAGGCCTGCAGGGCTACTCCAATGGCGTTCTGAGCCGGATCATGGCAATCCTGAACCGGTCGGACAAGCGGATGCTGGATGAGCTGATCTCGATCCTGTCTGATGTGGACCCGATCACGTTCAAGGCCGAGCGCCTGGCCTCGATGCTGGCCAGCGTGCGGACGATCATCGCTGCAGGGAATGCAGAGGCTGGGCAAAAGCTGTTGGACGAGCTCAAGCAGTTTGTGGACTACGAAACCGCCTATCTGCACCAGATGCTGCTGGCCAACACGCCAACTCTGGTGCATGCGGCCTCTGTTTCCACCAATGCCGTCTACTCGGCCGCTATGTCCCGGCCGTTCCAAGGCGTTCTGCTCAAAGAGGTGTGGAAGGATCTTACTGCCCAGCAGTTCAAATCAGTGCGCCAGGCCATCGCACAAGGCTACCTTGAGGGCAAGACGACAGACGCGATCATTCGCGAGTTGCGTGGCACCAAGGCGAAGGGCTTCACTGATGGGCTGCTGGAGAAATCCCGGCGCGATGTTGAAGCGGTGGTGAGAACCGCCATTGCTCACACAGCCGGGAATGCTCACGACGCCTTCTATGCAAAGAACTCCGATGTGCTCAAGGGCTTGAAGTGGTCTTCGACCCTGGACCTGCGAACAACACCGCAATGCCGGATCCGCGACGGGAAGCTGTACACGCCGGAAACGCACAAGCCGATAGGGCATGAGATCCCGTGGGGTGCTGGGCCTGGACGGTTGCACTGGCGCTGCCGGTCCGCCTCTATACCGGTGGTGAAGTCCAACAAGGAGTTGGGGATTGACCTGCCGGACCTGGAGCTACGCAACAAGAGCAGAGCGAGCATGGACGGCCAGGTGCCGCCCGACACGACCTATGGCGACTGGCTCAAAAAGCAGTCTGCTGCGCGCCAGGATGAGGTGCTAGGCCAAACCAGAGCGCGACTTATGCGTGACGGGAAACTTGATCTGGCGGACATGTACTCTCACAAGGGCGTGTTTCTAACCCTGGACGAGCTTCGGCAGCGGGACAAGCGGGCTTTTGAATTGGCCAGTCTTTGAGTAGACTTGGCCGGTGACCAAACTATCCATTGTCCCCCCCCGAGAGCAGACGCCGGCAGAGAAGCTGCTGAGCGGCATCAAGGGCATCAAACCCCCGCCCGGAGTGCTTCAGTGCGCAAAGTGCGGCGGGCGCACGCTCATGACCACGACGGTCGGAGCGAGCATTGATGAGAAGGGGCGATTCAAGCGCGGCATCGTGTGTGATGACCGAATCTGCTACCACTGCCACATGCGTGGTGTCTGGTCGCAGATGGTGCCTGACAAGCCACGGGTGGTGAAAGAGCCCAGGCCTCGGCGAACTAAGCCAAAGGCACTCAAGTAGAGGTTAGTCGCGCCACGTTTGCTTCGTTTCCTGAGCGAACCACTGTTCAACCACATCGGTCGTGGAAATTCTTGACCTGAATTGAAGTGTCTCGGGATGGTTGTCCTTGAGCCACCGAATGAATTCGGTGTCGTAGAGCTGGCCCTTGTCTTTCCCAGGATGAACTTCATCCGCCCATTGATGGACAAGGGCGCGTATTGCGCGTTCGCATTCGTCTTTCGTCATAAATCTTCCTTTCCATCGGAAGAGTAGCATTTTCCGCAGCCCGCCTTGTTAACGCTTGGCGGGCTTTTTCGTGGCCGCTCGGCGTGATGCTCAGCGGCCTTTTTCATGCCCGAGACGGGTGTATTCAACAGCGCCAGAGATTGGCGAAACCAACATGACTTTGAAACTCACCGTCGATTCGCTCGACTCGGTTCCTGAAAACGTGCGCGATCTGTACAAGGAAGTGGACGGGAAGTTCCGCCTTGATCTGGATGGCTACGAAGACCCGGCAGGCCTCAAGTCTGCGCTCGATAAAGAGCGCCAGGCTGCTAAGGATGCCAGCAAGCAGGTCAGCGCCTGGAAAGCCCTGGGCAGGACGCCCGAAGAAATCCAAGCACTGCTGCAGCACTTGGAAACCGATGAAGACGCCAAGCTGATCGCCGCCGGCAAGCTGGATGAAGTGGTCAAGAAGCGCACCGAGCGCATGCAAGCTGACTACGACAAAAAGCTGCAGGCCGAAGCCGACAGCCGCACCAAGGCTGAAGGCAAAGCTGCAAAGCTGGCCGACCGCACCCTGCAAGCCGTACTGCGTGATGCAGCGGCCCGCGCTGGTGCCTTGCCTGAAGCGCTGGACGACGTTGTGCGCCGTGGTGTTGGCACTTGGGTGCTGAACGACGACGGCGACGTGGTGGCAATGAACGGTGACGAGGTCGTGTTGGGCAAGGACGGCAAGAAGCCGCTGACGACTCAAGAGTGGGCTGAATCCATTCGCGAGAGCGCTCCGTACTTCTGGCCCGCAACGCGTGGCTCTGGCGCTCCCGGCTCGGGTGGCGGCGGTGGCAATCAATCTGGCAACTTTGGCGGCAGCAGAGCCGAGCGAGTGGCCGCAATCAAGAAACTCACTTCCAAGGCCTGATAACAGGCAGAAAGGCAAGCTATGGCTTTGTCCGATATGAAGGTATTCAACGAGTACCTCAAGAGCGCAACCATTGAAACCCTGGCTCAAGATGTGGCCAAGTTCAATGCCGCATCCGCTGGGGCTATCCAGCTGACCACGCAAGGCATCGACGGCGACTTCCTGCAGGAATCGTTCTGGGCTGGCGTGCACAGCGCTCAGCGCCGTGTTGACCGCTACGCCGCCAATGGCGCCCAGGCTGCAACGCCCCTGGCCCAGAAGCAGTACGACAGCGTGAAAATCGCTGGCGGCTTCGGCCCTGTGCTGTTCGAGCCCAGCCAGCTGAGCTGGATCCAGAAGTCGCCCGAGGAAGCGCTGGAGGTCATCTCCCGCAACCTGTCGGAAGCGATCATGTCCGACCAGCTGAACACCGCCATTGCCGCTCTGGCCGCTGCCATCGGCAACCAGGCTGGTGCTGTCAACGACGTGTCTGCGACCGCTGGCGTGAACTACATCGCCATCAACGGCGCACATGCCAAGTTCGGCGATGCCTCGGCCCGCATCATCGCGCAAGTGATGACCGGTGCGATGTACCACAAGCTGATCGGTCAGAACCTGGCCAATGCTGAGAAGCTGTTCACCTTCAGCGGCGTGACCATCGTGGACATCCTGGGCAAGGCCGTCATCGTGACAGATGCGCCTGCGCTGTTCACTGCTGGCACTCCTGACAAGGAGAAGGTGCTGTCGCTGGTGAATGGTGCTGCCGTGGTGTCCGATGGTTCCGATCTGATTACCAACATCGATACCACCAACGGCAAGCTGCGCATCGAAACCACGATGCAGGCTGACTACACCTTTGGCCTGGGCCTGAAGGGTTACACCTGGGACACGGCCAACG